ATTCATAATGACTTATTTTAAAGATGGGCAATTTTTCGCTTTTTTCACATTCAATTCAACACGGATCCCGAGCAGGACTAAGTGAAGATGGCAATTCATGGAGAGTTAACGCGATAGTCAAAGCATTCGAATACCAAAGGTTGATTTAAATTTGATACAAAAAATTGTCTACCATCCGAATGGCTTAAATACATAATTTATGGAGTAGCCGATCTATTACTTGAAGATTACAGCGTGCCAATTGCTAAGGCTGATAGGATTACAGCTAAGGCCGATAAGTATCTTGATGATATACTTGGTTGGGATGAAGAAATTGGATCTTTAAACTTGCAACCGGACTTTGACTAATGCCTTTAACTCCATTACCGATACCATTTGAATTCTATCAAGATCCGAGTGCAAATATATCATCTCAAAGATGTATAAACTGGCAGCCCACAGTGGTTGAAGCTGGCGCTTTAAATCGTCAAATATTAAGACAACCGCCAGGCGTGGTTGATTTTGCGTTGACCGGGTTAGGCCCATGCCGGGGAGATGATGAAGTTTCAGAATTACCTTTCTTTGTATATGGTAATTCCTTGGTTGAAATATCAGCCACAGGCACAGTAACGAATCACGGCACGATAACCGGCAATAAGCGGGTGTCTATGGCTAACAACGGCACAAAGTTGGTTATAGTCGTCCCTGGTGGCGATGCTTTTGAATTTGATACCGGAACAAGCACGTTAACCCAGATAACAGATCTAGACTTTCAAACATCAGATGCCGTTGTATTTCACAGGGGGTTCTTTGTATTTACTGCCACAGATGGTAGACAATTTTTTGTATCAAATTTAAATCAACCTTTGGTATTCGATGCTTTAGATTTCGGTAGTGCAGAAGGTGATCCAGATAGAATTGTAACCTTGATTATTGACCATGATGAATTATCAATCATTGGATTCAAAACTACGGAGGTATTTAGGTTAGTTGGTGGAGCGGGTTTCCCCTATCAATTAATACCTGGCGCATTTACACAGAAAGGCGCTCATTCAAAATATGGTGTGACTCAGTTTGACAATACTTATTTATTCGTTGGTGGTGGCAAGAATGAATTAACTGCTATTTGGCGGCAAACATCAAGCGCTTCTTCTGTTAAAATTTCTACTAACTTAATTGATAAACAAATACAAAAATTCAACAAAGAAGAAATAGCCGAATCATTCATAATGACTTATTTTAAAGATGGGCAATTTTTCGCTTTTTTCACATTCAATTCAACACGGATCCCGAGCAGGACTTTTGTTTATAACGGAACAGCTTCGGCTTTGGCCGGAAAACAAATATGGTTTGAGGCCCAAACAGGACTAAGTGAAGATGGCAATTCATGGAGAGTTAACGCGATAGTCAAAGCATTCGGCAAGCTATTGGTTGGTGACTCGATTGATGGTCGCGTGGGTGAGTTGGTTGATGATGTATTTACTGAATATGACCAGGCCGTGTTAAGGGAGGGAACCACGCAGCCATTTAGCCAGGATGGAATAAACATATTTGCGGGGGAATTAGAGGCAACGCTTGAAAACGGGGTTGGACTAACTACCGGGCAAGGTTCAGATCCGGTTATTATAATGAAATTCTCAGATAATGGTGGCCGTAAATTCTCATCTGAATTTAAAAGGGAAATTGGTAAAATTGGCGAGTTTGGCCAACGCTCAACCTGGAGAAGGCAAGGAAGGTTCCCGGTTGCCCGTTCAGTTACATTTAAAGTAACAGATCCAGTAAAAGCAACTCTAATAAAAATTGCAGCAACACCAGAACAGGGATCTCAATAATGGCAGAGGTAATAATTGTACCCCGTAGGCGGCAAGATTTCTTTAATGAAAACGGTGATCCGACACATAGATTTATATCGTTTTTGGAAGCATTAACAAACCAGACAAATGATTCATCTGAAAATATAGAATCGACTGAAGAAGAATTGGTAAGCAACAATTCAAGAACAGGCAGAAACGCAGCTAGAATAAACTCACTTGAATTAAAAGAATTTGAATTAATCGAAACCTCCACGGCATTAACGACCGGGCCATTCGAAATAATAGACTGCATCAACCCAGGATTTATACCAATAACTTTAGATCCTAATGCCATTGGTAAAGATGAGGTTCATATTGCAAGAAGTGGCGGACGGGTTAGGATATTAGGTATAATTAACGGCAAGACAAATTTAGATTTAAACGTAAAGAATTTTAGTGTGCATTTAGTTAAACAGATCACTGGATCAGGGTGGCTGCAAATATGAGCAATAATGTTGTAAAAGAATTTCAAAACACTGCTTTTGGCGAAAATGCCAACGGTGAGTTAACGCCTATTTTTCAAATTAGTGCCGCTTATGGAATATTCAATAACGTCCTTACGGTAACGGATTCCGGTGGATTTGGAACCACGACCGTTGTTAATAACATGTATACCTGTCAAACAGGCGCAACTTCAGATGGCCTTGCCAGTATATCGTCTTTTAGGCAGTTAAAGATCAGGCAAGGGCAAGGTGGAGCTGCAAGATTCCCGGCTTTATTCACGACTGGAGTAGCGGATTCACAACAAGTGGCCGGGCTTATAACAGCCGAGAATGTTTTTGGATTTGGCTTTATAGGTACTGCATTCGGAATTATTCACGCATTTGATGGGCAGGCAGAAAACCAAGAATTAACAATCACTACGCCAGCAGCAGCTGCAGAAACCGCAACAATCACGATAGATGGGACGGCTCACCCAGTTGCAATTACTGCTGGCACAGTTCAACATAACGCATTCGAAATAGCCGAAGGGCTTAATGCTATACCTGTGCCTAATTATTTTATCACTTCAAATAATGATCAGGTTATCGCACAAGCATTAATCTCAGGCCCGCAAGGGAGTTTTTCTTTTTCTAGTACTGGTGCCGCGGTTGCTGCATGGTCACAGGTTACGGCAGGGGTTGATGTCACGGTAAATTTCACCCCTCAATCTAGCTGGAGCGAAGATACGAGACTAACCGGTGATACGCAGGACATTTTAGATCCTACCAAAGGTAATTTGTATCAAATCCAAGTATGCATGGGATTTGGTGGGGTTTCTTTTTTTGTAGAAGATAGTAAAACTATAAGCCTAGTAAAAGTTCATACGATTCAATACGGAAATCAGAATACAACCCCTATAACTACAAACCCTACTTACCGAGTCGGATGGCTTGCCAGGAATTTAGGTAATGCAACTAACTTAACGGTTCAAGGCGATTCTGCATCAATTTATATAGAAGGAAAAGTTGAGAGGGCAGCTCAACCACTATCAGATGAAAACAATCAATTAGCAGTAGGATTAACACAAACTAATGTGATCGCCTTTAGAAACCGATCCTCATTTTCAGGAAAGGTGAATAGAATAGAGGTGATCCCTAATTTATTCACAGTTGCGAATGAGGCAAATAAAGCAGCGGTGTTTCAACTGGTAATCAACCCAGTATTTTCAGGCGATGAAGATTGGTCATATTTTGATAAAGCCTCATCTATTACCGAGATTATGACTGATGCATTACCCTTAGTTGGTGGAACCACCGTAGGAACAATAGTTGTGTCCGCTGGTTTATCAGATTCAATAAGGTTTAACCTTACAAGAGAGCAAGTTACAGTATTCGGCCCAAACCTAAGTCTAGCGCTGGTTGCAAATATAACAAGCGGAGCCGCAGGTGATATGTTTGGTTCAGCAACATGGATTGAGGATAGATAATGGCTTTTAGAGATGCATCGACCATAAAAGCGATCAGTGATGCGGTAACACCAACTCCTGATACAACTCTTGATGGTGCTGTGGGAACGATTATTGACACTGCAATAGCAGCAGCCGCCGCCAAAACAGGCATAGAAAGGACGGAAAAAACAACTGTCGACTTAGAAGCTGTAATCAACGGGAGGACAAGTTCAGTTGAAATTGTACAAGCTGGCGGTAATTTGACGTTAAGTGCTGTTTTAGAAAAGATAAGATCTGACGAATTCAGGGTGTCAGCAAGACCCAAGAAGTCATGGCGAGTAGGCGGAACGGATAGAGTTACACTAACAATAGCGTGGAATGCAGTATGAATGCTTGCGAGATAAATAAATTTATAAATTTAGCTGGAGCTATTACGATGGATTGTTATCAATTCAATCCAGTTAGTGAAGAAGTTAAGGTTTCAAAAGGAAGAGAAAGCATTGTGATTGATTTAAATATTTCAACTGAAGATCAATTGTCAGAATTCCAAACATTTATGGATGGGCTACCAAATGGCTAGTAGACCGCTAATACCAGGCGTAAACGCCTTTAACCTGACAACTGTATTTCAGGAAATATTCAAGGTTGAGTCTCCAGCGATAAGGGCCGGTATTGATGCGGCTATATTTAATAATTACGCTAAATTACCAGATATAACTTATACGATAAGGCTGATTCAACCTGGTGACACTCCCGGTCAACTAAATGAAGTCATCACAGATAAAATAATTAGAGCCGGGGCAAATGACTTGGCAGCGGCAATGATTGGCCAGGCTTTAGACTTAGACGGCACAATAGAGGCAAAGGCAAGCGCGAATAATGCAGTGAGTGCAACCATAACCGTGACATTAATAGATTCTTAATGGTTAATTATGCTAATATTTAGTACAATAAACTAAAATGAGGTTAAAATGTTTAGATTAGCAAATTATGACGATATGCCAGAATTATTAAGAATGGGTGAATTGTTTTTTAATGCTTCCGGTTATAGCGATATAACAACATTTAATAAAAGCGACTCTGAAAACTTGCTAATTCAATTAATCGATTCTGAATCTATTTTAACTGATGGTAAACATGCAATGCTCGGGTACTTGGTATTTCCTATTTTTATGAATGCATCTTGTAAAGTTGCTCAAGAGTTATTTTGGTGGGTAGATGAAGATCACCGCAAAGGCGGGGCCGGTATTGAGCTATTAAAGCAGACTGAACAGCAAGCCAAGAAACAAGGAGCTAAAACTATGATGATGTTGTCAATTAAAGATCTGGATGGTGAAAAGGTCAATAAATTATACTCCAGGCTTGGCTATGTTGAGCGCGAACAAACTTACATGAGGGCTTTATAATGGCAATCGGTACAGCAGCGGCAATAATAGGCGGCTCATTAATATCTGGTGCTTTAGGTTCCAGGTCTGCCCGTAAAGCCTCCAAAGCCCAACAAGCTGGGCAAGCTCAAGCAAGAGATGAGACACGCAGGCAATTCGATATAACCACTGGATTGCAACGGCCAATTTTTGAAGCTGGCGATCTTGCCAGGCAAGAATTACTTGCATCGTTAGGTCTTTCAGGTGAAGAGGCAGAATCTCAATTTTTCGGGCGATTTAAAGAAAGTCGAGGACAGCAATTTTTACGACAGCAACAAGAAAGAGCGCTTACCAGGACGGCAGCGGCTAGAGGTGGCTTGCAAGGTGGTAACGTATTAACTGCTCTACAAGAACAAGCAGAGGGACGCGCAGCCGGTAGACTTGGAGAATTCCAAAATAGATTGGCGGGATTAGCCGGGGCCGGGCAAGTAGCCGCGACAAATGTCGGGCAATTCGGAGCGCAAGCCTCTAGAGATATAGGGCAATCCTTTCAGTCTTCAGGAGCGACAAGGGCTTC